ACGATGGCATTAGCAATTGGACTTTGGGTTCGTAATACAGCACTTCGTTTGAAACAGGAAGGAATAGATTTGACAAAGACAATGTTGAACTCAACGCAAATAAGTCAATATACTGGATTTGTATCAACCAGTCATTTAAAATCAAATCCATACGAAATGGATATGGGTAAAGGTGAAAAAGAAAATTTACATTGGTTATTAGGATAATTATATATTTATATGTTGAAACTATTATAATATGAGACTGATTAATTTAATTCCGTTAAAAGAACAATCCCCTTGTTGGAAAGGGTATAAACAAATTGGTATGAAAGATAAGGGTGGTAAACAAGTACCCAATTGTGTACCAGTAAATGAAGAAGCACCGATGAACCCTAATACAAATCAACCTGGTGGGTATTATGGTGGTGGTACGATGGGTGAAGAAATATGTCCGGATTGTAAAAAACCAATGCAACAATGTGAGTGTGGAATGTATGAAGATAATGATTATGATGAATTGGATGTAGAACCAGAAGAAATTGATGATTTTATTAAATTTTTAAAAGCATATAAAAATACATTAGATGAAGGTGGTTGTCCATGTCTTTATGAAGCAGAATATCAAGGAAGAGAAGTAAAATTAGGACATCCAATGCAAGGTGATGTTAAAAAATTTAAAGTATTTGTAAAAAATCCTAAAACAGGAAAAATAATTAAAGTAAACTTTGGACAAAAAGGAATGAAAATTAGAAAATCAAATCCTGCCGCTAGAAAATCTTTTAGAGCAAGAATGCATTGTGATAATCCAGGACCTAGAACAAAAGCAAACTATTGGAGTTGTAGAAAGTGGTAAATTTGGAAATGTGAAAAAAATTCCTTATATTTAAGGATAATATAAATAACAATGGCAGACAAAACAATATTTAGTAGATTACAGAAATTATTTTCAACAAATACTATTGTTCGTAGAACAGGACAGGGAACTAAAGTTATAGATACCGATGAGTATCAAAATATGACTACTAACTTAGTTGACCGATTTATGAAATTAAAGGTTACAAACTATGCAACGGGTCAAATTGATTCATCATTAGCATATCAACAAGTTCGTATTGATTTATTTAGAGATTACGATTCTATGGATATGGACCCGATATTATCATCGGCATTAGATATTTACGCAGATGAGACCACTGCAAGAAATGAATTTGGACAAGTATTAAAAATTCATCATCCAGACCATGAAATAAAACAAATATTAGAAAATTTATTTTACGATATTTTAAACTTAGAATTTAATCTATGGCCATGGACAAGAAACTTAGTTAAATATGGTGATTTTTATTTACATTTAGAAATTGCAGACCAATTGGGTATTATAAATGCTGCACCATATTCTCCGTATGAAATTAGTAGAGTAGAAAACTTTGACCCACAAAATCCACAAAGAGTAAAATTTATATATTCACCATACCAAAATCCATTGGGTTCATATGGTATGGCTGCAAAGAAAGAATTTGAAAACTATGAGATGGCCCACTTTAGATTAAATTCAGATTCAAATTTTTTACCATACGGAAAATCTATGGTAGAAGGTGGTAGAAGAATTTGGAAACAATTATCTTTAATGGAAGATGCGATGTTAATTCATCGTATTATGAGAGCACCTGAAAAAAGAGTATTTAAAATTGATGTAGGTAATATCCCACCAAATGAGGTTGATAACTACATGCAAAAAATTATTAATAGTTCTAAAAAAGTTCCATTTGTTGATGAAAAAACAGGTGATTACAATTTGAAATACAATGTAATGAACTTAATTGAGGATTATTATATGCCAGTTAGAGGTAACGATAATGGAACATCTATCGATACAATCAAAGGAATGGAATATAATATGATTGATGATATCAACTATTTAAAAAATAAGTTGATGGCAGCATTAAAGATTCCAAAAGCATTTTTAGGATATTCCGAAGATTTAAATGGTAAAGCAACATTAGCAGCAATGGATGTTAGATTTGCAAAAACAATTGAAAGAGTACAAAGAGTATTGATTTCAGAATTGACTAAAATTGCAATAGTACATTTATATGCACAAGGTATTACCGATGATAGATTAACAGACTTCTCATTAGAGTTAACAATTCCATCTAAAATATACGAACAAGAAAAAGTTGAATTGTATTCATCTAAAGTTGCATTGATTACACAAATGCAACAAACTAAACTATTCTCTAAAGAATGGATGTATGAGGCAGTGATGGGTATGGCAAAAGATGAGCAAGATGAGTTAACATTAGGAGTATTAGAAGATACTAAGCAAAACTTTAGATTGACTTCAATTGAAACACAAGGTATTGACCCAGCAAAACCAACAGGAACCGAAGAAACAACAAATGTAGAAGAAGAAATAAATAGAATTAATACGGAATTAGAAGAAGGTGGACAAATAGGTAGACCAAAAGACCCAAGCCGATATGGTAAAGATGACCACCCTGAAGGACGTGACCCATTGGGAATTAAAACATTAAAACAAAAAGAAGGTTCTGTAAAATATAAGCCAAGAAATAACTATGAAGAGATATTTAAAGATATGAATGGCAACAAAAAAACTATTTTAACAGAAGATTTAACAAAAAAGTAAGAAACCAATATAAAAATATATTTATATCTGACAAACTATAAGAATTGATGAAAAAAATAAAACATTCCAAGTTTAAAAATACTGGATTTATATTTGAATTATTAGTAAGACAAATTACATCAGAAATTATGTCTGCGAATAAATCGGTAGCAGAAAAAATTTTAAAAGAACATTTTAATTCAAAAAAAGAATTATCAAAAGAATTAAAATTATATCAATATTTGATTAACGAAAAGTATAATTCGGAATCAAAAGCAGAACAATTCATCAATACAATATTAGAAGCTAGAAAAAGATTAGATGAAAAGAAATTAATAAAAGAAAAGTATAATCTTATTAAAGAGATTAAAGAAACTTATAATTTAGATGAATTTATTAAATCATCGATTTCAAATTACAAAACATTAGCATCTATCTATAAAATATTTGAAACAGTTATCAATGACGAACAATATGACCCAACGGATGTAGTTAGTTCTAGATTTACAATAGCAGAAAATATAATCAATACTTCTATTGAAAATAAAGATGTGAAAATTAAAGATGCAGTTTTAGAAGAATATAAAAAACAAGATGATGATTTAAGAGCAGTATCTTATAAATTACTAGTAGAATCTTTTAATTCAAAATATAATAATCTTACTGATAATCAAAAATCTTTATTAAGAGAATATATTAATAATATTAATAATACTGGTAAATTAAGTGAATATGTTAATAATGAAGTAACTAAATTAGTAGCAGAATTAAAAGAAGTAGGTTCTAAAATTTCTGATAAAGTTACAAAGATTAAACTATCGGAAACAATTGTAAATATTAAAAAAGTTAAATCAATCAAAAAGATTAAAGAACAACACCTTTCAGCATTGATGATGACATATGAATTAGTAAAAGAATTAAAAGAATCAATAAAAAAATAAAAAATGAGTACGAATTATAAAATATATAACGCAAAAGAATATACAGCAGGACAATCCGGTTCTTTTGATAGAGCATGGGGAGTAATCAGAGGTTCTGCAATTTGCTCAGGTTCAGTAACATTAGAAGGTGTTGTTGATAATAATTTAAGTGGTACAATTGCACAAACTAATAATCATTCTACTTTAAAATTAGAATTTTTACCAATAGGAGAACCAGTTGTTTGTTCTATTAGAAGTATTACAGTAACTTCTGGAAACGCATATTTAGTAGCATAATAAACACAAAAAAATGCCAGCAGTATCAAAAGCACAACAAAGATTTATGGGTATGGTTCATGCCGCACAAACAGGTGATATGAAAAATCCATCACCAGAAGTAGAAAAAGCAGCGGACTCTATGAAAAAAAAAGATGCTAAAGATTTTGCATCTACCAAACATAAAGATTTACCTGACCATGTAACGGAAGAAATGGTTAAACAATTAAAAGAAAAAATTCGTAGTATTGTTAAAGAAATGACGGGTAGTGATGCAGCAGGAGATTATAATACTCCATATGCATTTACTAAAAAAGGTGGTGAAAAAGCTAAAGGTAAAAAACAAGCAGACCTTACAGGATATACAGTTGTTAATGAAGCAGAAAGTGCAACGATTCCAAATATGAAATTATCTTCAATTGCACCAAAAACAAAAATTGCAGGTAAAGTAGATGATAAAAAAGTTGCAGATGTATCTGGAATGGAACTTGCAACCGATAACCCACACAAAGAAGTTGAACCAAAAGGAAAAATTAATAAAAATGTTGCAACTCAGGTTGGAATGGAAATTGTAAAAGAAAATAGATGGGTGAATTTAAAAAAAGAAGATTCATCGGCTACTTCAAAGGTTAATAGAGGTATATCTAACATTAATAAACAATTAGCAGAAGTTGAAAAGTTTCTTAATTGGTATGGTAGAATTAAAAATGAAAACGGAGTTACAAACGAACATTTCTGGAAAAGAACAAATAGTAATATTTATAAGATAAAGGAGAGACTTATTAAATTAGAACAACAAATTCGTAAAATATCAGAATAATATGAAATTAGAACAATTAAGACAACTAGTACAAGAAGTAATAGACGAACAAACCGATGATTATGAAAAGTTTTTTAAGCATATGCTTAGCAAAACAGGTCATTCATTAAAGGATATGTCTCCAAAAGCTAAAAGTAAATTCTTTATTGCATTAGATAAAGCATATAAAGCTAAAAATGAAGGCAAATTAAGAGGATATAACGAAGAATTAAAAGGTGGCCAAGAAAAAATTGATGCAAATCACAATGGTAAAATAGATTCCGATGATTTTGCAAAATTAAGAAAAGAAAAATAATGAATAAAGGATTATTGATAGAAACCCATTTGTTTGAAGCAAAACTTCAACAAGAAGAAAATGGAACTTATTTAGTTAAGGGAATCCTACAAAGAGCAGGTGCACCTAACCAAAATAATAGAAGATATCCAAAAGAAATCTTAATGAGAGAAACTAAAAAATACGAACAACTCATTAAAGAAAGAAGAGCATTGGGTGAATTAGACCACCCAGATTCTCCAGTTATTAATTTAAAGAATGTATCACATAATATTAGAGAAATCTATTGGGAAGGTGACGATGTTTGTGGAGTAGTAGAAATACTTTCAACACCATCAGGAAATATCTTAAAAGAATTGTTAAAAAATAACATTCGTTTAGGTATTTCATCTAGAGGATTGGGTTCGGTAAAAGAATTATCAGATGGTACTGTGATGGTAGCAGAAGATTTTGAATTAGTTGGATGGGACTTTGTTTCTAATCCTTCTACACATGGAGCATTTATGGCACCTTTACAAGAATCAAAGCAATGGGCAAAGATGGCAGAGGAATGTGGTAAGTGGTGTAAGTCACAAGATTTGATGAGAGAAATTATAATAGAATTAAACTAAGAATATGATAAAGTTAAAAGATTTATTGAATGAGGAAGATATGCAACAACTTCCATCAAATATAAAAAAACACTTTTTAGAAATTATATCTACATATGGTCAACATAGAGAAGGTATGAGTAGAAAGTCTGATATTCGTCAAATTGCAGAAACATTAGGAGCAATTGCAGATGCAGCACAAGAATATACTTTAAGAGAAGGTGGTGATTGGTTTGATAGAGTAACTATTAAAAGAAATATGGGAGAACTTAAAAAGTTACAAGCTGGTTTTGAAAAAGAAGCAGTAGAAGCACAGGCTCAACAACAGAGAATGGAAGCATTATACGAAGATATGGGACATGTATTAGGAAGATATTTTGAAATAGCAAATGTTTCTGAAGATGTTATGAAACAAAGATTAGGATTAAAACAAAATTAAAATAAAAAAATGGAGCAATTCGCATCATTATTTTTTCATAGTAGAACACAAGCACATGTATTTCATTTAGGAGTAAAGGGTCCAGGTGCATTTTCAGCACACTCTGCATTAAATACATACTATGATGAAATTGTAGGTTTAATAGATGGATTAGTAGAATCATACCAAGGAAAATTTGGTTTAATTAAATTTCAACCTGTAAATGGTTTAGATACTAATTGTGATATTAAAAATATTATATCTTATTTTGAAAAACTTTGTTTAGCATTAGATAAATTAAGAAAAGATGAAAAATTACAATCATCTTATTTACAAAATCAAATAGACGGAGTTGAAGAATTATTATATTCAACAAAATATAAGTTGGTTAATTTACAATAGAAGAATGTTAGTAGTAAGCGTTAAGGGTGGAAATATAGAGTGGGCAATAAAAGATTACAAAAAGAGAGTTCAGTCCATAAAACAAATAGAAGAACTTAGAGAAAGGAAGAATTTTATTAAACCTTCCAAAAGAAACAGGTT